TTGCTGACGATTCAAAAAAAGATACAATAATCACTGACCAAGGAATCACCATTGATAATGAATTTGTGCAAAGATCACGAATTAAGATAGATGCAAGAAAATGGATGTTGGGCAAAATGCAGCCCAAAAAATATGGTGATAAAATTGACGTGACCAGCTCAGGAAATGAATTGAAACCAATTGTTATTAATTTAGGCACTGGCATTGATCCAAGAATAAAAGACAGTGAAATTACTGACTAAGCAACAAAATGCAACATTTTTTTTAAAGGATTCAGAAACAACTGAATTGCTTTATGGTGGCGCTGCAGGTGGTGGCAAGTCAGCTTTTGGCTGTTTATGGGTAATTGAACAGTGCATGACATATCCAGCAACAAGATGGCTAATTGGACGATCAAAGTTAAAAACACTAAAAGAAACTACTTTAAACACTTTTTTTGACATAACAAGTCAATTGTCAATAGGTGATCAATTTATTTACAATGCTCAAACAAATATTATAACTTGGAAAAATGGAAGTGAAATAATTTTAAAGGATTTATTTTTATTTCCATCTGATCCAAATTTTGACAGCTTGGGATCACTTGAAATCACTGGAGCTTTTATCGATGAATGCAATCAAGTAACTTATCAAGCTTGGCAAATTGTTAAGTCAAGGATTAGATATAAGCTAAAAGAAAACAATTTGATTCCAAAAATGCTTGGCACCTGTAATCCTGCTAAAAATTGGACGTACAAAGAATTTTATAAACCAAGCCGAGAAAACAAAATTCCAAATTATAGACAATTCATTCAGGCCTTACCAAAAGATAATCCACATTTGCCTGAAAGTTACATTGAAAGTTTAGCTCAACTCGATCAAAATTCAAAAGAAAGATTATTGTTTGGAAATTGGGAATATGACGATGATCCAAGCACATTGATTGACAATGATTCAATCAGTGATTATTTTGAGCCAAATCACATTGTTCCAATTGGATTAAAGTATTTAACCATTGATGTGGCGCGCAAAGGTAAAGATAAAACTGTTTTTAGGGTATGGCATGGCTGGCTTTGCATTGATCGTTATGACATTGCAAAAAGCAGTTTAGTTGAAGTTGTTGAGCTTGCAAAAAAGATTCAACAACAGTATGGCATTAGCCCCAGCAATACGATAGCCGATGAAGATGGAGTTGGTGGTGGAGTTGTGGATTTTTTAAACTGCAAAGGATTTATTAACAATTCAAAAGCTTTAAATGATGAAGTTTATGAAAACTTAAAAAGTCAATGCTCAATTAAGATGGCCAATCAAATTGTAAACAGGAAAGCTGGTGAAATTTGCCAAAGTAATTCGATTAAAGAAATCACAGCTCAGGAAATGGAACAAGTAAAAATGAAGGATATTGATAAAGATGGCAAACAGGGTATAATTGCAAAAGAGCATGTGAAAGAGTTGATTGGAAGAAGCCCAGATGAATGGGATTCTATAATGATGCGATATTGGTTTGATCTAAATTCAAAAAGTTTTTCGAGAAAAGCAAAAATATTTTAGTAAATTTGTAAAATAATGATAAAAGTTTCAATAAATAAAATACAGTATACCTTAAAAAATAGTTATGATGAAATAACTTTTAAGGAATATTTGCAACTATTGTTGAACAATGATTCACTAACTCCGAACATTGATAATATTACTTTGCTTAGTGGAATTCCAAAAGAGCTAATTAATGAATTAGTGATGGATATTTGCAGCCCACATATTGAATTCATTGAAGCAACTGAATTATTCAGATGCAGTTTTTTGGATCCTAAGATTAGTGAAATTAATGTTGGTGAAGAATCATTTTTGAAGCTTGAAACTGCAAAAGTTATTTTAAAAAATAATGGAGCTAAAAACATTATTCATTGTGCAAATGACATTGTAAAAATTTACACTGATATTGATTTGGATAATTTATTAGTTGTTGAAGCTTTGCCAATTGCTAATCATTTTATTAGTCAATTAGATAATTTCTTTCAAGCTTTTAAGAAATTAAATGAATATAAGCCAAGCAATGATGAATTAGCAGCTGGAATAAGAAGCATGGATTATTTGGGATTTTATTCTTTACTTGATTCATTAACTCATTCAGATATTACCAAACGTGAACAGGTAAAAGAAATGCCAGCTTTTGAAGTTTACAATCAATTGTTAGTTGATTATGAAAAAGCAATGTTCCAAAAAAGATTAAGTGATAAAATAAAATGACATATTCAAATTTAGTAAATTATTTCAAGGCAAAAGCATTAATTGTGAATCCATCTGGAACATTTATTCATGGCAAAAAGCCTGATGCAAGCTTGACAAGCAGCTCAACTGTTTTTCCATTAATTTGGGTGGCGCCATTTCGCGAAAGCACTGACAGGATAAAAGGAAATATAAACAGACAGATCACAATTGCTTTTTTTGATCAAGATTCACCAAACAAAACACTTGACCAAAGACAAGCATTGATTCAATCAATGTGGGCATTAAAAGAAGCATTTATGACAAGCATTAATAATGACTTGCCAAGAGTTTTAAGCACTGCTAATGAAAGCGCAACTCCTGAATATAGCCAATTAGCTGGGACAGTTAGTGGATATGCAATTAGTTTTAATATTCAATCTAAAATCCCATGTTAAAAATAACAAAAGCAATTGAAAAGAAATTGGCCAATATAGCCAAGCAACTTCCATTGACAACTTATGGAGTGAAAAAGTATACTTTGCAAAGATTGGATTCAGAAAGAGTGCAAAAAACAACTTATGGTGAAAATTTGCATGTGGTGAATCACAAGAATAGAATTAAAACAGCCTATTCATGTGGTGGAGTTGAAGCAGTAAAACAATATATCAGTGAAGTTGCTGAGCTTGTAAGTAGTAGAGTTGATATAGCAGTTGATTTATGACAATATTTGAACAAGAAATATTCAATGAAATTGCTCAGGATTATATTCAGCAATTTAAAAACGCAATTGAAACAAAGCCTGTAAAAAGAAAAACAAAGGCCAAAGGTGATTTTGAAGCTGTGGTGAATGCCAGTGGGAATTTGGCAAACAGCCCAAGAATTGAATTAACTGAAACTGAATTGAATATTTATGTTGCTGGATATATTGATCAATTAATTTATGGCCAAGCTCCAAGCCGAGTTGATACAACAGTTTTTGAAATTGAAAATTGGATGAATTCAAAAGGATTAGAATATTCAGCTGTTTCAGTTTTAGATAATTTGCAAAAATATGGCAATTCAATATTCCAAAAATTCAATGGTGAAGATAGTGGATTGTTAAGTGATATAAACATTGAAGGATCAATTGAAAAAGCAAAACAAAATTTAATTTTAAAGAAAATAAACGAAATAACAAATGGGATTAACTCTAATTAGCCAGCCTGATGCAATTGTTTCAGTAAATGAAAACATTGAATATCAATTCCAAGTAACTCCGGGCAATTACTTTGTTGGATCAAGCGCTGCAACTCCATTCGGATTAGCAAAGTTTTTTGTTAATGATTTAAGCGCAGCTGTAATTCCATCAGTTTCAATTGGACAAATAATTCACATCACTGATACATCAAGTATTTATTATGGATCACATGTTGTAACTGAAATTGTTTCAACTGGTAATTATTTTGTTCAAGTTGTGGTGAATACTGTTTTTAAAGGAGTTTATTCGCCAACTGCTTTCGCAAATGCTGAATTATTTAATGATTTCAATTACACAATAAACAAAGTTGGATTAGGCCCTGTAATCATTTCAAATATAGCAATTCCAAAATTTACGATTTTAGCTGGCAATATTATTAAATTAAAAATTAGCGAATATATTAAAAGTTATTTGACAGGAACCAATTTGCATACAGTTGCAATTGGAGTTGCAAAAAGTGGAATGCCAGCTGTCACAACAATAACAGCTGTAAACACAATTTATTCAAGTGCGCAAATAAAAACATTATTCAGAACAGGAAGCAGCGGAACAGTTGCGCCAAAAATATTGGATCTTTCACCTGTTCAAATTTATTTTAAAGGTTTTAAAACATGGAAAACTGAAAGTAATTTGACAACAGGCCCAGACGAATTGTTTAATGTTGTAAATACTATTTATACACAATCAGCAACAGCCCCAACAAACATATTGAGCACTCAAACAGTTGAAGTTTTAAATGGCTGTTTTAAAGATGCATTAAATATTGTTTATTTAAATTTTGCTGGTGGTTTAAGAAATTATGTTGTGTTTAATGACATTGCAATTAGCCGAGAATTTGAAAACGAAATTCGTTTTAGGAATAATGATTTGGCCGAATTCATTCAATCAGTAAATCACTTTGAAAATTATGAAGTCAGCTGCGAAAATGTAAGGATCACACATTCTGAATCAATTGATCAAATGATTGCAAGTCCATTAATATGGTTAGCTGATGCAGCTGGCAATTTAACTCCAATTGTAATCAATAAAGATTCATTCTTGAAATATAAAAGTTATGATGAAAGTTTAAATTTTAGTTTTACATTTAGAAAATCGGAAACTAAACAAAGCCAATTAAACTAATGAAATTACTAATAAATGATATTGAAGTTGATTCAATAATTGATCAAGAAATCACAATTACAAAATCAGTAAATGACATGCTGAATTTGGGAAGTCGTGAAGGAGCTTTTACTAGCGAAATTGAAGCTAACTTATCAAC